ATCCCAATGGAGTGGAACTACGAAGGATTTATTGACGAATTCGGTATTCCAGTATTTAATAGTCCAGACTATGATGTTATCGACCCCCAAGGAGAGTTAATAGACGTAGGTGTTATAGATCATTGGCAAAATGAAGCTGATGGTTTAAAAAACGATCAGGATGCACTAAACGAGTTTTATAGACAATTTCCAAGAACTACGGAACATGCGTTTAGAGATGAAACAAAAAATAGTATATTTAATTTAGTAAAAATATACGAACAGATAGATTATAATGAAGAGATGTCTAGAACGCTAGGTATTTCAACAGGAAATTTTCAATGGATTGACGGGGTAAAAGACACTAACGTTATATTTTATCCAGATCCAAAAGGTAGATTTAAAATAAGTTGGGTGCCACCAACAAACATACAAAATAAAGTAATAATAAAAAATGGTGTTAAATACCCTGGTAACGAACATATGGGTGCTTTTGGTTGTGACTCATATGATATATCAGGGACTGTAGATGGCGTGGGATCAAAAGGAGCTTTACATGGATTAACTAAGTTTAGTATGGAAGATGCTCCAGCTAATCAATTCTTTTTAGAATATTTGTCTAGACCACAAACTGCTGAGATGTTTTTTGAAGACGTATTAATGGCATTAGTATTTTATGGAATGCCAATACTTGCAGAGAATAACAAACCTAGATTACTTTATTATCTTAGAAGAAGAGGTTATAGAGGGTTTAGTATGAATAGGCCAGATAAAGTATGGAATAAATTATCTGTAGCAGAAAGAGAAGTAGGTGGTATACCAAACTCAAGTGAAGATATAAAACAAGCGCACGCCGCTGCGATAGAAATGTATATACAAGGACATGTTGGGATGAAGCAGGACGGTACTTTTGGTAGTTGTTATTTTAATGAACTACTAAATGATTGGGCAAAATTTGATATAAATAAAAGAACAAAGCATGATGCTTCTATTAGTTCTGGATTAGCTATTATGGCTAATAACAGACATTTATATTCGCCTAACGCAAAAATAGAAAAACCAAAACTAAATATAAGTATTGCTAAATATACAAATACTGGTAATACATCAAAATTAATTAAAGAATAAATATGGCAGAGTCTGTTATAAATAATTATTTCCCTAGTCAAGTAGTTAGTGACTTAGAAAAAATGAGTGATGAATATGGTTTAAAAGTAGCAAAAGCTATTGAAAACGAGTGGTTTCATGCTGATAGAGGTTCTAATAGATATAAAACCAACAACAATAATTTTCATAAATTAAGATTGTATGCTAGAGGCGAACAATCAATACAAAAATATAAGGATGAGTTATCTATAAATGGTGATTTATCCTATTTAAATTTAGACTGGACGCCTGTCCCAATAATACCTAAGTTTGTAGATATAGTTGTTAATGGTATAGCTGAAAGAACATATGACATAAAAGCTTATTCTCAAGATCCATATGGAGTGCAAAAAAGAACTGCATACATGGAGTCTATACTTAAAGATATGAGAACTAAAGAACTTGCTGATTTTGTCGAGCAACAAATGGGTATTGATATTAGAGAAAATAAAAAAGAAGAGTTACCTGGCTCAGAAGAAGAGTTAAAACTTCATATGCAATTAACATATAAGCAATCCGTAGAGTTGGCAGAAGAACAAGCTTTAAACGTTTTAATGGAGGGTAATAAATATGAATTAATTAAAAAGCAATTTTATTATGATCTTACGGTTTTAGGTATAGGTGCTGTAAAAACAGAATTTAACACTTCTCAAGGAATTGTAATTGATTATGTTGATCCTGCTGATTTAGTTTATTCATATACTGAATCACCATATTTTGACGATATATATTATGTCGGTGAAGTTAAGATGATACCTATTAACGAACTTATAAAAGAATTTCCAAGTTTAACTTTATCAGAATTACAAGATATAGTTAAAAATAAAAACCACAAGCAAACCAACTATAACAAATCAGGTTCAAATTTAAGAGAGGAAGATAATAATAAAGTTCAAGTTTTATATTTTAACTATAAAACTTATATGAACGAAACTTATAAAGTAAAAGAAACTGGTACTGGTGCTAAAAAGATATTGCCAAAACCTGACACGTTTAATCCACCAAAAGACAAAGACGGTAATTTTGATAAATTAGAAAGATCTGTAGAATGCTTATATGATGGCGCTATGATATTAGGTACAGAAAAATTACTTAAGTGGGAAATGGCTAAAAATATGGTAAGACCAAAAAGTGATTTTACAAAAGTCAAAATGAATTATGCCATTGTAGCTCCTAGAATGTATAAGGGTAAAATTGAAAGTTTGGTAAGTAGAGTAACTGGTTTTGCTGATATGATACAATTAACACATTTAAAGTTACAACAAGTATTATCTAGAATGGTTCCAGATGGTATATATTTAGATGCAGATGGTCTTGCTGAAATAGATTTAGGTAATGGTACTAATTATAATCCACAAGAGGCTTTAAATATGTTCTTCCAAACAGGTTCTGTAATTGGTAGATCGTTTACTTCTGAAGGTGATATGAATCCTGGTAAAGTACCAATACAAGAAATACAATCAAGTAATGGTGGTGCTAAAATGCAAAGTTTAATTGGTACTTATAATTATTATCTGCAAATGATTAGAGATACTACCGGTCTTAACGAGGCTAGAGATGGCAGTATGCCAGATAAAAACGCTTTAGTTGGAGTGCAAAAATTAGCAGCCGCTAATTCTAATACAGCAACAAGACATATATTGCAAGCTGGTTTATATTTAACAGCTGAAACCGCTGAATGTTTATCTTTAAGAATATCAGACATTATAGAGTACTCGCCAACAAGAGACGCTTTTATACAACAAATAGGTAATCATAACGTAGCTACTCTTGAAGAAATGCAAAACCTACACTTGTATGATTTTGGTATATTTATAGAATTAGCACCTGATGAAGAAGAGAAAATGTTACTTGAAAATAACATACAACAAGCTTTAGCTCAACAAAACATAGAGCTTGAAGATGCAATTGATCTTAGAGAAATAAAAAATATTAAACTTGCTAATCAATTGTTAAAAATACGTAGAACTAAAAAGCAAGAAAGAGATCAAATGATCCAACAGCAAAATATTCAACAACAAGCACAAGCCAACATACAAACACAACAAGCGTCTGCACAGATGGAAGTTCAAAAAAACCAAGCTAAAGCACAGGCCGAAGCTCAACTTGAACAAATGAAAGCTCAAATGGATTCTCAAAAAATGCAGCAAGAAGTTGCTCATAAAAAAGAGCTAATGCAACTAGAGTTTGAAATGAACATGCGTCTTGAAGGTATGAAAGCTCAAACAGTGAGTAATAAAGAGAGAGAAAAAGAAGATCGTAAAGATCAAAGAACAAAAATACAAGCCACTCAACAAAGTGAGCTTATAGATCAAAGAAAAAATGAAAAACCACCTAAAAACTTTGAATCTGCAGGTAATGATATATTAGGTGGGGGTTTTAATTTAGGTGCCTTTGATCCTAGATAAATTTTTTATTAATTATTATATTATATTATGGAAGAAAATGTAGAAAATGTAGTTGAAGAAACTACACAACAAACAAGTGATCAACCAGTTGAAGAAACTGTTGATCAAAGTAAATTTAAAAGCGCTGGAGATGACAGTGTTATTAAAGTAGATTTAAGTAAACCAACAATACCAAAAGAAGAAGAAAAAAATGAAACTAAAGAAGATAACGCTGACAACAGCGGAGTGGATTCAGTCGATGATAATGCCGACACCACAGAAAAACAAGAAGAAGTACAACCGGAAGAACAAGCACAAGAAGAAACTCCAGTATTAGAAGAAGTTACTGGCGAAGCCGAAGAGATTCAAGAGCAAACAGAAGAGTTAGCTGAAGAAATAACTGAAGCTAAAGAAACTGGAAAGCCTTTACCTGAAAATTTACAAAAAGTTGTAGATTTTATGGAAGAAACTGGTGGTACATTAGAAGATTACGTTCGTCTTAACCAAGACTACTCTAGTTATGATGATATGACTATACTAAAAGAGTACTATAAACAAACCAAAAAACATCTAACAGATGATGAGGTTAATTTTTTAATAGAAGATTCATTTTCATATGATGAAGAAGAAGACGACGAAAGAGAAATAAAAAAGAAAAAAATAGCGCTAAAAGAGCAAGTTGCCAGCGCTAAAGCCCATCTGGACGGGCAAAAGTCCAAATACTATGAAGAAGTTAAAGCTGGTTCAAGATTAACATCTGAACAACAAAAAGCTTGGGATTTCTTTAATAGATATAACAAGGAGTCGGAAGAGAATAAAAAAATAGCAGAAAAACAAACTAGTACCTTTTTAAGTAAAACTAACGAGGTTTTTAACGACAAGTTCAAAGGTTTTGAATATAACGTCGGTGATAAAAAGTATAGGTTTAACGTGAAAAATGCTGGAGAGATTAAAGATAATCAAAGTGATATTAATAATTTTGTCAAAAAGTTTTTGAATGAAAATAACGAAATGTCAGATGCTAGAGGTTATCATAAATCACTTTTTACAGCCATGAATCCCGATGCTGTTGCAAATCACTTTTACGAGCAAGGTAAAGCTGATGCTTTAAAAGAAAGTATAGCTAAATCTAAAAATGTTGACATGAACCCTAGAGGATCTCACGCTGAGACACAAGCTGGGGGAATGAAATTTAAAGTGCTAGGCGATAACTCTGCTGATTTTAAGTTTAAAATTAAAAACAAATAATAATTTAAAACAATAAAAAAATGGCAATTACTGCAGGAAGTAATTTGAACAAAACTCCGTCCCCTATACAGGCGACATTAAGCTCAAATTACATTGATTTTATAGATGGTAGTACTGGTTGGGAACAACAGTATTTACCAGATTTAATGGAAGCTGAAGCTGAAGTTTTCGGAAAGAGAACTGTTTCAGGATTTCTAAAACAAGTCGGAGCTGAAGAAGCAATGACTGCTGACCAAGTAGTTTGGTCTGAGCAAGGTAGATTACATTTAGCGTACACTGGTACAATAGATGCATCTGCTTCAGCTGTAACAATTTCAGGTTTAGTAGGTTCTAATGCATCATACACTTCTGGATCTCACGGTCTTAGAATTGGTGATACTTGTTTAGTAGCTTCTGCTACTGTAACTTACCCAGGTCGTGTATCTGCGGTTTCTACTAACGTCGTAACAATTCTTCCTTATACTCAGGGTCATGCAAGTGAATCTGGTATTGGTATGGGTGACGAAACTGTTACTGTACTTAAGTATGGTTCTGAGTGGAAAAAAGGATCTGATACTCCTTACTCTACTGCTAACGAGCCTTCTTTCTTATCTTATAGCAACAAACCAGCTATTATTAGAGAAATGTATCAAGTTTCAGGATCTGATGCTTCTCAAATTGGTTGGGTTGAAGTTACTGGAGAAGATGGAACTGGTGGTTACTTATGGTACTTAAAAGCTGAAGGTGAAACTAGAATGCGTTTCGTTGACAACTTAGAGATGACATGTCTTGAAGGTGTTATGGTAGCTAATGATTCTACTGTAGAAACTTCTATAGGTATGGACTCTGGTAAGCCAGCTGGTACACAAGGTTTATTTGACGCTATCGCTGATAGAGGAAACAAATCTTCTGGTATTAGTGGTGTTAACGCTGCTACTGATTTAGCTGAATTTGATGCTATCTTAGCTGAGTTTGATAAGCAAGGTGCTATTGAAGAAAACATGATGTTTGTTAACAGAGCTACTTCGTTAGCTATTGATGACATGCTAGCTTCAATGAATTCTTATGGATCTGGTGGTACTTCTTGGGGAGTATTTAACAACTCTGAAGAAATGGCACTTAATTTAGGTTTCTCTGGTTTCAGAAGAGGTTCTTATGACTTCTACAAATCTGACTGGAAATACTTAAATGACCAAGGTACAAGAGGTGCTATTAACGATAGAGCTACTACAGATGCAATACGTGGGGTTATCGTTCCAGCTGGAGTTTCTTCAGTTTATGACGAAAATTTAGGTAAAAACCTAAAGAGACCTTTCTTACACGTTAGATATAGAGCTTCTCAAACAGACAATAGATACATGAAAACATGGATCACTGGTTCTGTTGGCGCTACTACATCTGAATTAGACGCGATGAGAGTTAACTATTTATCTGAAAGATGTTTAGTTACTCAAGGTGCAAATAACTTTATGTTATTGAACTAATCAATTTTTAAAGGAGAGGGCGGCATGCATGTAAACGCTCTCTGCCCTCTCTTTTATTTTTATTAATTTTATTATATATTATATTATGGCAAAAAAACAAAAAACACAAAATGATTTACCAGTAGATTTACCGGAAATCACAGAAACAAAACCAATTGAACAGTCTGAGAAAAAATGGGAGGTAAAAGATAGAATTTATTTTTTAAAAGGTAATAGAAAACCTTTATCTCACATTATAAAAGCAGCTGATATTTATTGGTTTGATGAAGAAAAAGGACACGAAAGAGAACTTAAATATACAAAAAACCAAAGAACGTGTTTTGTCGACGAAATGAAGGGCGACCAAAGATTAGCTCATATCATTTTTAGAAATGGAATGCTTGAAGTTCCAAGAGAAAAAACTGTTCTACAAAAGTTGCTTAGTTTATATCATCCACAAAAAAATACTTTGTATTATGAGTGGCAACCAGATGTAGAGGCTAAAGAAGAAGTAAATACAATAGAAGTAGAAATAGAAGCTTTAAATGCTGCTTTAGAAATGGATATTGAAATGGCCGAAGCAATAATGCGTGTAGAAATTGGTTCTAAAGTATCAGAATTAACATCTAAAGAACTTAAAAGAGACTTATTAGTTTATGCTAAGAAAAATCCTAAACTATTTTTAGATTTAATTAATGATGATAATATTGTTCTTAGAAATTTTGGGATTAAAGCTACTGAAATGGGGATATTAAAATTATCTCCTGATCAAAGAACATTTAGTTGGGGTTCTAATGATAGAAAACTAATGAATGTACCATTTGACGAGCATCCATATTCAGCTTTAGCCGCTTGGTTTAAAACTGATGAAGGTATGGAGATTTACTCAAATATAGAAAAACAATTAAAATAATCAAACTGTAGGAGCGATCGCCCTACGGGGCGATTGCAAACTACAAATTAAAAATTATGGCAGTAAGTGTAGATAACGTTTATCAAAAAGTTTTAGCTATTGCTAACAAAGAGCAAAGAGGATATATAACTCCACAAGAGTTTAATCTATTTGCTGACCATGCTCAAATGGATATATTTGAGCAATATTTTTATGATATAAATCAATTTAATAGAATACCTGGTAATGACACCACTTATTCTGACATGCTAACTTTATTAGAAGAAAAAATAAGTATATTTAAAAATATAAAATTATTAAATTACCAATCACCTTATTTTCAAAAACCAAGAGAACTGTATAGAGTAGGGAGTATAGAGACTGGTTATGGTGAGGTAGAACAAGTTACTCATCAAGAGTATTTAACTATGAGTTTAACTTCTTTAGGCAAACCAACTTTAAAAAGAGCTGTTTATATAGACATGCCTAGAGGATTTAGATTATATCCAACTTTTACGAATAATGTTCATTGTCATTACATAAGAAGACCTAAAGATGTTTTTTGGGGGTATAGTGTTATTGCTGATAACGCTTTATATGACCCTACAAAAAGCCAAGACTTTGAATTACATCCTTCAGAAGAAAATAATTTAGTTATAAAAATATTAGCTTTAGCTGGTATATCATTAGAAGATCCTTCTATATACCAAATAGCATCTACTGAAGAAAACAAGAATATACAACAAGAAAAATCATAAAATATGGGATTATTAGACGCGGCATACAATAAACAAAATCCAGATACAGGCGAAGGAGAACTTATAGATTTAGGTTTAAACGCAAAGATATATTATGAAGGAGCTGATGGAATCCAAAATAACGGTGTTAGTAATTATGGTAATTATCAGTTTATTTCCTTAGAAGATATTATAAACTCTTTTATGCTTGCTTATGTTGGAGAGGATAGTATAATACCAAAAGTAAAAAGAACGTTAGTTGCTTTTCATGCTCAAAGAGCTTTAGCAGAATTAAGTTTTGATACTTTAAAATCGGTAAAATCTTATGAATTAGAAGTTCCAGCAACGCTAACATTACCACTTCCTCAAGATTATGTACACTATACAAAATTATCTTGGGTTGATAGCGCTGGAATAAAAAGAATAATACAACCTGCTTCAAAAACATCTAATCCAATTGCTTACCAACAAAACTCTGATGGTACTTTAAAATTTGAAGATAATGTTTGGAAAGATTTAGAAACAGGTTTATATCAAGAATATGGTATTACAAGATCTTATGATTCTTTTGGTAATCCTATAGCTTCTGAAACTCACAATCCAGCTGATAGTTCGTTTAAATCAAAAACTCCTTTACCAAAATTTAAAACTGAAATTAGAGTTGATGTTACAGGTGATTCTAGAACAATGGCTGGTAGTGGAAACACTACAACTAATTATGTTGCGTATGGTCCTGGTTCTGGAATGCAAATTAATTTTCAAGACACTTATTCTGATATAAAAGTTGGTATGGCTGTGTTTGGACCTGGTATACCTATAAATTCAACTGTAGCTACTGTAGGTGATTCTACAAGCGCAAATTACGAAGGTACTGGTATAACAATAACAAATCCAGAAAGAATTGCTGATCAACTTTTAGAAACACCAACTAACACGGCAGGTAGGCCATTAAATGTACAACAAAAAAATACACAAATTATAATAGTAGATTTAAATACAGAATCTACAGCTTGGAATAGATATAGATCTCATACTTCTACAACAACTACAGATGATTATGAAGATGATACAGAATGGATTAATGAAGGACAAAGATATGGTATTGATCCTCAACACGCACAAAATAACGGTTCTTATTATATAGATGAAAATACTGGTCTTATTCACTTTGGCTCTTCTCTTTCTGGAAAAACTATAATATTAGATTATTTAAGTGATAGTCTTGGTACTGATGCAGAAATGAGAGTACATAAGTTTGCAGAAGAAGCAATGTACAAGTCTATAGCTTACGCAATTTTATGCACAAAAGCTAATGTTCAAGAATTTATTGTAAGACGTTTTCAAAAACAAAAATTTGCTGCTGTAAGAACAGCTAAATTAAGATTATCAAATTTAAAATTAGAAGAATTAACTCAAATACTTAGAGGTAAATCTAAACATATAAAACACTAGCATATGCCAGAGATTAAACATGTTTTTAGTCAAGGTAAAATGAATAAAGACCTTGATGAGAGACTAGTACCTAATGGTCAATATAGAGACGCTTTAAATATACAAGTGTCAACTTCAGAGGGTTCTGACGTTGGTACTGTTCAAAATATATTGGGTAATATCAAATTGTCTTCTATAATACCAGCTGGATCAACTTGTGTTGGAGCAATTGCTGATGAAAAAAACAATGCTTTATACTGGTTTATTACTAGTAAATATATAGACATGATTGTTGAGTACAAAGACAGCAATATAAAACCTGTTTTTGTAGATACTGAAAAAAATGTTTTAAAATTTAGAGCAAATAATATTATAACTGGTATTAATATTATTGATAATTTATTGTTTTGGACTGACAATATTACGGAACCAAAAAAAATAAATATAGACTTATCTAAGCAAGGTACTCTTGCAAACGGTTATACTCATACCAAATTAATAGTTCCAGATAGAAAAATAACGAACAATAATAATATTAAAGTTAGAGAAGAACATATAACTGTAATAAAAAAATCTCCAAAAAAACAATTAAAGTTAAATATATCTGCTGAAAATTCTGTTCTTGGTAATGCAACCTTTGCGTTTGCTAATAGTGATAACAATATATATAATATTGGAGCTACCTTTGTTATACAAAATATTAATATTACTAAAGGTGATAGTTTTACTATTGGCGAAACACTTTTATTATTAAATGAGTTTAGCGAACAAAGTTTGCCAGAAAGTCCTGAAATAAGACTTGAGGTTTTAGAGAATTTAAGTGGTAGGCCGTCGGTTACAAGAACTGGCACTGGTCAAATTATAAATGATTTTTGGGCTCCAAACTCTTATAAAGTTAAAGTTTTGTCAGTAAGTACAAGTGTTAGTATTAATGAGTTGACTTATAACATTCAGCAAGGTGGTAATAACGAGAAATTTTTTGAAAATAAATTTGTAAGATTTAGCTATAGATATAAATATGAAGATGGTGAATACTCTTGTTTTGCACCGTTTTCTCAATTAGCATTTGTTCCTAGTACATTTGACTATCAAACAAAATTTGCTTATAATTTAGGAATGGAAAACTATATAAGTAAATTAGTAGTTTCAGGTTTTAGACCATCAGATATACTAGAGAATGTTATACAAATAGATATTTTATATAAAGAATCTAATTCTCCTATAGTATATATTGTTGATAAAATCAAACCTACAGATATAGAGACAACACAGTCTGTAAACAACGATGGACTTGTAGTTTCTTCAAATCATTGGGATTCTAATAAATATAATATAACATCTGATATTATCCATGCTGCACTCCCTGAAAATCAATTAATAAGACCTTGGGACAATGTTCCTAAAAGAGCTTTGGCACAAGAAGTTACTGGTAGCAGAATAGTTTATGGTAATTATGTTCAAGGTTATGATATTAAAAACAATCTTAATGAGCCTATACAACCTATATTAACTTCTTGGTATGAAAATAGATATAATGATATAGTTTTTACTGATACAGATCCTTTAAAATCTTTAAAATCTCTTAGAGAATATCAATTAGGAATTGTATATGTTGACGAATATGGTAGAGAGACACCAGTATTTAGCAATAGTTTATCTACGTTTAAAGTGCCTAAATTAGAAGCTAAAAATTCAAATAAAATATTAACAAGAATAGAAACTCCTCATCCTTCTTGGGCTAGTGGATTTAAATTTTACATTAAAGAAAATGCTAGCGAATATTATAATATTGCTATGGATAGGGTTTATGAGGCTGAAGATGGTAATTTATGGTTAGCTTTTCCATCATCTGAAAGAAACAAAATTGATGAAGAAACTTTTTTAATATTAAAAAAAGCTGTAGATCAAAATTTATTAGTAACAGAAGAAGCTAAATACAAGGTTATAGCTATAGAAAATCAAGCTCCTGAATTTATTAAAACTGAAAAAAATGAACTTATAACTACTACTGGAGATTTAAACTATTCAGACGTTACCAACACATTAACGCAATTAACACCAGCAATAGCATATTTCTTTGATGGTGTAAATGATATTCCAACAATTGGTAGTAGTACATTTAATATAAGTAAAACACAATGGGAAACACCTATTGATAATAGAACTTTACCTCATTTAGATGAAATTCCAGAAAAGTTATCAATTACTTTTAGAAGAAATTCAGATGGACTTTATAGTAATGAATATGAGATAGTTAATTTACAATCTGATGATGATAATTATATAATAACGTTAGATGTAGTTATATCAGAAGCAGATTCTTGGATATTTCAAGAAAATGAAGATCCATCTATACCCAATCCAGATATAGAGGCTTCAGGATTTGATACTACACTAGAAATAATAATACATAAGTATACAGTTGAAAATAGACCTGAATTTGAAGGCAGATTTTTTGTAAAAATATTAAATGATGATACTGCAATTACGCATGTATTAAATCCTTCTTTATCTGAACCAAATTATGAAAGCACTGCCGCAGCACGTACTTATTACTTTTCCGATACATCTGCCGCTAATATGAATGGAGCTACTGGTAGTACAGATAGTAATAGTGGAAATACTACAGGTAGAGGATTAAATATGGCAGAATATAATTCATCAACTAGTCAATGGGAATTGATATATGATGAAATTGATAAACCTACCACTGAAAATGACCCAGCAGAAGTATGTCCTTGGACTAACACTGATTTTCCAACCTTAACAAGTGGAGACCAAGAAGAATGGATAGATCTTTTAGATATTGACGACGAATTTGATTCTAATAATGAAAGAGAGGGTGTTGAAAGTAGTTGGTTTATTGATCAGGCTTATTTTAGAGGCCAAGCACCTTTAAGTTATAATACTTTAGGATTTCAACATCAAAGATCAGACGACAATGTATATGATGAATATGAGGCTCATGGTCTTAAATGGCAAAAAGTAGTCACGTCATCTAGATGGTATTTAGATGTTGTGTGGCCACCAGCTATAACAGATTCTTTAGCTTTACAAACAGCGGCAGATAATGGTGGCCCTAGTTTTAAACAAGGTATTTATGAAGAAAATGGACAGTGGTATATAGAATTATCTTATTCCCAACTAAATAGATACCCAAAAGAAGAATGGTTGCAGTTTAACGACCGTCAACCAAGTGATAGACATGAAAGAGATGTGTTTTGGGAGGTAATAGAATCTGATGAACACTGGGCAATAGATGCTTCTGAAGATAAATTTGTTCAGCAAATAAAATCAGGATCTATTTTTACCTTTTCAGGAGATGATAATAATGTACATTATCAAATAAATGGTGCTCCAATAAAATATAGAAGATATAATCACACTAGTGTTTTAGATATATTAGGCTCTGAGATTATGGGGAGTATATTTTTTGCCAATAATCAAACTTGGCATAATCAATTTGGATCAGGTGTTAGAGGTCATCAATGGGAAAAATTTAAAAGTCCAGATAATAGAAGAATAACTTATAAAATACCTATTAAAGTTTTAAACGAAGACGAATCTACAGGTGATATTCTTTCTCGAACTATTATTGGTGGTAGTAGTTTATTAGACTCAAGTGTTACTAACGCTACAAAAAGTATTAGAATTAATTTCCTAAAAGTAAGATATGATGGAGATGAAAGGTTAGCAACTGATAATCCAGCTATTTGGGAAACTGTACCAAAAGAAGGTGTTGATTTAGATGTTTATTATGAAGCTAGCCAAACATATCCTATTTCTTTTAACGAAAAAACATCAAATATTTTAATAAGAGTTGGAGACGTAATAACTTCTAATAAATCGACATTTAAAGAAGGTACAAAGGTTAAAGCTATTAATGGTAATGTTATTGAGTTTGATCAAGATATATTTTCTAGATTTAAACTAAATACTACTCAATGGCAAAATATATTTACTTTTACTGACGAAGATGGTGGTTATATTAAACTCATGTTTTTAGAATTATTAAATCCTGTTGAGACTACCGCACCTAATGGTTTTATTTCTAGATATGTTAAATTTATGGAAGTACCTATTAATGAGTATGCTTTATCTTGGACAAATTGCTACTCGTTTGGAACTGGTGTTGAATCTAATAGACTTAGAGATGACTTTAATCAAGTAACAATAGATAAAGGTGCTAGAGCATCAGCGCCAATAGAAGAAACTTATGAAGAAGAAAGAAGAAAAAGTGGTTTAATATATTCTGGTTTATACAACTCTACAAGTGGTGTTAATAACTTAAATCAGTTTATACAAGCTGAAAAAATAACTAAAGATTTAAATCCTACTTATGGTAGTATACAAAAGTTATTTAGTAGAAACACAGATTTAGTTACTTTTTGTGAAGATAGAGTTATAAAAATATTAGCAAATAAAGACGCGGTATTTAATGCTGA